TAAAAAACAGTTTGTTATGGAAATTATTTCAAAATCCATAAGAAATACTTTTAATAAGGCGCTGATTAAGACTTTTTAGGTATAGGTGAGGGGAATTTAATTGCGGGAAGAGAAATCATCGTCACGGGTGCTTCTGGTTACTGCCTGCTAACCGGCGAGGATAAAAAGGAAAATTTAAGATGCAGGCAATAACACCTTATAACATTAAGGTCACTGCTTTGATTTTTCCTGTCGTTTTCCGGGCGTTATGCAACGGTGATACAGGCCGAAAAGCTGATAGATATTCTGAAAGCGGATAAAGAAAGGGAAGGCTAATTTTGATGCTAAGCCATCGTTTAGCGGCTTAGCCGCCAAAACAGACAATCTTCATATCTATTAACTTGATTTTTATAGATTGATTACAAATTAGACTAAAGTTATCATCTCAACTGTAGCGGCAACGTGGCCATTCGTTCTGTATTCATCTGTACGCTCTGGCGCGTTCTTGCTCGCATAGCGCTTTCGTCTGCTAGACTTTTAACTCGAAAGTGTTGTCGCTACCCAAACTAAAATTATCAGGAGGAGAAAGAAGATATGGGATTAATCAATTTTGTAAAAGAAGCAGGCGAGAAAATACTCCATGCTGTTACCGGAACGGCGCATGCCGCCGATCAAAATGAACTCCTGAAGGAACACCTGAAAAAAACCGGCGTTCCGGATGCAGATAAAGTCGATGTAAAAGTTGAGGACGGTAAAGCCGTCGTAACGGGCGAAGGGCTAAGCCAGGAAGCGAAAGAGAAAATCCTGATAGCTGTTGGTAACGTTGCGGGCATTGCCGGTGTAGAAGATAAAGTGACGGTGAAGGAAGCGGCTGAAGAAAGCCAGTATTACACCGTGAAATCAGGCGATACCCTGAGCGCAATCTCTAAGCAGGTTTACGGCGACGCAAACCAGTACAACAAAATCTTTGAGGCCAACAAGCCGATGCTCAAAAGCCCGGATAAAATTTATCCGGGACAGGTACTGCGTGTACCGAAATAACACAAAAAAGCCCACGTTTAGTGGGCTTTAATAAGCTATGTAGTTTAAATTATTTAGCGCAATAAACGCGTGCTTCACGCGGGGTGTAAATGCCGAAGGTAACAACCCCAAGCAGGCCATTAACAAACGTCTGCTGGACTTCGGTGCTTACGACCTTATCAGCACCGCCGCAAACCTGGGCCGCGTCAATTTGTTTCTTTTGTCCGATACCGCTTACGAAGAAGTGATGTGTGGTGACTTGCTGAGGTGCAGTCGTGACGCCTTTGTTCACGGAGAAGGTTTGCTGTGCGCATCCGGAAATGGCCGTGGCAGCCAAAATAACCATAATCAATTTTTTCATATTATTCCTGCTCTTGTGTAATAAGCCCATGTTGTATCAGTGAAAAATATACATGCGGAATGTTACGAGCTACAACTCCCTGGATCTAATAGCGCTTACCTTCTCCCGTCGGGCGCTAAACCGTGCGGCATTATCGTCTAGACTTAAGGTTCAGGAAGCTAAAGGAGAACGTTATGTCGAAACTTGATTCAAACGAACATCGAAGCAAAGAGGGCGAGGTCAGCAAAGGTCTGCCGGAGGCAGCGCCTGAAGCCGGTAACGCTCACGAAGAAGACGATCGTTCGATCAGGGATGAGCCTAAGAAACACGGAGAAATACCTCGCACCCGAGACGACAGCGAGGATGATACGAAGGATCCGTACAAGGACCCGGGTAAATAGAGGCTAAAAAATCAGCCAGTCAATTTAAATTAACTGGCTGATTTATCTGGGTTAATTATGAGAGTCGCTGGTCTGCTTCTGGAACACATCACGGAGCGCTAACGCCTTGATCTACAATATGTAAATTCTATCTCCAAATTATCTCCAAAATTCCTCCCCAAAATGAATTTTGAAAAATAACCTTTTTTACGGCACATTACCCGCCAGATTTCACGTAGCTACACAGCCAGGGTTACCCAACTCAGACCGCGATCATCTTTATACTGTTCACTCATTGCCTCTGTCTTATGTCCTAACAAGGTTTTAACATCGACCCCCTGAGCCCCGTAAAGACGGGAAGAAAGAGATCGCTGTTCATGAAAAGAGGTGGGGGTTGCTCCTTTCGGATACTTTATTCCTGCCTTATCTCTCGCTTCCATAAATACACGGCTCACGGTATTTGCCGCAACTTTATCTCCAGCCTTGCTTGTTCCATGAGTGCGGTGGCTGTGAATAAGGTATTTGCTGACCACTCGATCTCTGCACCGCGAAACCACTTCACCCAGGGTCATGTTGAGTGCTTCGCATCTCAGGGTCAAAGGCAATGCCAGGCGCATTCCAGTTTTCGACTGGACAATATGTAAATGTCCATCCCAGATATCACTGAATTTCATCTTAAATAGATCGCCACGCCTCTGGCCTGTTACCAGAGCTAACAACATAGAGTTCTGGGCAAAAGGCGGCAGATCAGCGGCGCATTCATAAATTTGCTTCCATTGCTCGAATGTTAACCTTGCCCTTGTTACTTTAGCTTTCGGGTTACGTACTGCAAGGGCCGGATTGTAACCCGCTGGTACTTCTCCGGCATGCTGAGCTTCTTTAAATATGTCGATCCAAACGCCGCGTAATAATTGCCCCATCCTGGGTTTTCCTGCAGCCTTATATTCATCAATAATTGTGGCCAGCATTTTCGTATCGACATCATGAAGCCGCAGGTTTGGCATTCTTTTACTGAGCGTATTCGCGCAACTTCTTCTACTTTTATGTGTTGGTTTTCTTATCTCCCCATCGGCCATCCTTTCATCCTGTATAAGCATGTAACGGATAATCCAGTCCTTAACTCTGATACCTGGCTCGCGCTTGGCCTGCGCCTTTATGGCCATATCGACAAGAAGATATGACTGATTATTTTCCTGTTCGGCTACAATGCGGTTCATCTCTTCTGCCGCCGCCTTTGCGGCATCTTCGTCGGTACCAAATCCTACAAACACTCCCGTCACGGGATGGCGGTATTGCCAGTAAATTTTGCTGTTCCGTTTATCCAGCTTGCAATAAAGGTTAGGCGTCGAAATATTATGTTTACGGGGTCTTGCTGCCATTGAGAGCTTTCTCCACTAAAGAGCGGGCGCTGGGCGGCAAATGGTTTGATATTTCGACACGATCTGTCATGCCAATGAATTTAGCCTCCTCATCCACAACCCACCGCCGACCTTGTTTCACTGCTGGTGGATAAGTCTGTTTTGTTTTGGCAATACGGTGAAGTGCCGCCATGCCTGGAGGCTCTTTGAAACCATTTGGCCCAGATGCCCAATCTGATAAAGAAACTAATTGGCCCATGCTATTCTCCATGCCCGGCTGCACCCGGGTTAATCTTTAAAAGCACAGGTGCCGCAACCTCCGCGGGCACCTTCGCGACACAAATAGCAGTAATCTACTTTTTTGGCTCGCCAGCCTTAGATGTGGCGCTGTCCGCATCGGCTGGCGGCTGGGCTGTTGTGAAATGTTCCACACTTTTAGTCCAGATAGCTTTGATGGTTGTCCAGCTGACGGGAACTTCAACCTTGATCAACCCGCTTCCGTCACAGCTTTCACAATCATCATCGCCTAAACACTCTGGGCAGCTAATGAACTTCGTTTCAACAAATTCACCTGACAGGCAAGCTTTGGCACCATTTTCTGCTGATAAAGAATTCGGCAGCAGCATCCAGCCATCAGGCAACTTGTAAGACTGGATTACAGGTTCGACGGGGAGTTGCGGGGCGGCGTACAACAGCAGTTCGCCGTTATCAATAGGCCACTCGCCCGGCTTGACGTAATCAGTCGTCGCCTCAACGTCCTGGTCAACTATGTGGTAACTGCCAACCGGCTTCTCCGCAGCTTCCCGCAGTGCCAGTAGCTCGCGTGCCATCTGCATCACCGGCTTAGGCCATATCTCATCAAGCCACAATTGGAGGTCTGCTTTTCCTCCTTTAACATCTTCGGCTTCGAGAAACTCGCGGCTAAGAGAGATAACTTTTTCAAGATATTCATTGCTCAGGTTTGTTGTTGTCATAAAGCCTCCCCGGATGCCGTTACAGGCAACCCGTCGTAAATTTCATCAAAGTGTCCCCGTACAACCATTCGTCGAAGCGCGCTATACATAAAATCGCACTCAGCCTGCTTGTTGCCGGTAAAATGCTTTTGGTAATGCCAGTATGTGTTCGGTGGCCAGCCGTGAACCCGCATAACTCTATTGCCTTTTACGTGAAGCAAACCCCAGCCCTCCGGCAAATCTTGCACATTGATTATTCCAGGCTCGCACATGAAGAACCGCCAGTCGCCCATGCCTACAGTGGGGTCGACGCGGAAATGCTTCTTCTTGTCGGCCAAGAAGTCACTGCGCGAGCATTTCACTTCAATAAGGCATGATGTGCCGTTACGGAAGCCGATGGCATCCGGCAGTTCGCCGGTGCCAGAATAGGCGCGGAAGCGGTCATGAAAAGCCACGCCAAATCCGTTTGACTGCAGGAACCGTGCCGCACGCTGGCAAAGCTCATCGTGTGTCATTGCCATTTCACTCACCCCTCTTAACCCAGCACACACAAGCCACGACGATAATCACAACTGCGTAAATGATTGATGGAGTCACTACTCACCCTCCACCAAACCGCCAGCAGCGAGGATAGCTTCAGTGAAAGCAGACAAGGCAGCGTTAAAGCCGCTTTCAAATGCAATGTCTACTTGCTGATCCTTGTCTACAGTAATCGCCAGTTTCGGCAGCTTCACGGATAGCTGGCGGGCCTCCAGCTCTGCGATGCGCTTATCGGCATCTTCCAGGATTGCGCGCTCAAGCTTGAAACGATACCGAAGCTCTTCGCGTTCTGTATGCGCCTGCTCCAGCGCCGCTACCAACTCAGCGACATGCAACGGTGTAACAGCGTCAAAATAAGCCTGCCATTCCGGCGATAGCCCCTCGGGGTTCGTCAGTGGCGCGCGGCGAACAGCTTCTTTCATCGCTTCGAGTGAGTTAGTCATTGCTGCTTGTCCTCATCTTCCGGAATGTACTTCACATTGATTAAATCGAGTGCCTTCCCCATTCCCATACGATCTATAACAATGGAGTGCTGTCGAGGGTGAGTTATTGCCATGCGCTGGAAGCGGTTCATGCCTTTTTCCATGTGTGCGCCAAAGCCACAAAACATGCAGCCAGTTCGCTTTTCAGCAGGAACATGGCGCCCATTAACTTCTCTGTCGAAGTACACCTCACAGATTTCAACGCTGTTGAGCTTTATGTACTCCCATACATCGGACTCCAGCCAGAACAGCATTGGTGCGCTATTTGGGCGCTTGCCGTCGTACATGTTGCACTGTGTACGGCTTTCTCGCTGCCCACCCTCGTCAGCCATAATTGCGCTTATGCCGTGTCGCCCAGACTCTTTTGCATATGTATCCAGCGGCTCCTTTTTCAGAAAGTCGCAACACAGGTCAGTGATACGAGGAGCTTCATCGTTGACAAAAACTCGCCATTTCTCCGGAATTTTCCAGCTTTTTCCAAACTGTCCATTTGAGTTGTAGCCAGTGTCGTAAAGTCTGTGCATATTGCTATTTCGGCCAGTGTCGCCCTCCTGCAAAACCCGAATCATTTTTGCCACTTTCTTGCTGCCAATCGGCAGACCATAATCCTGCCAGACTTTGTTGAAGGTAACCTTTGGTCGCACCTGGACAATGTTCTTATCCTCGCTGGCCAGCTTGCGAACGAAGTCAACAATCTCAGGCATTTCCAGCCCCGTATTGCTAAACACAAATGGAATATTAAGACCCATGCTTTTTACGATGTGGCGCAAAACTGTAGAGTCTTTACCACCACTAAACGAGCAATACACCTCACCATCGAAATGGTCATAGAAGTCACGAATACGGCGCTTGGTCATCGTAACTTTGTCTTCAAGTGGCATTGCCTGGCGCTGTGCTTGCTTTTGACGCTCTTTCAGCGCTTCGGTGTTATTGCTCATCGCTCACCTCAACATTTATCCAGATGTTCAGATAATCACTGACTGTTACTGTTGCGCATGTCATGTCGCAGTACGGCGATAGCTGGTCTTTCTCACGCTGCAACTGAATCGTGGTTTCGTCACGGTTGTAATTGAGGTAGCGAACACGAAACCAATCACCAAACAGTTCGATCACATCGTTTGGTTTGAGTTCTGATGCTGTGCGCTTGGCTAATTTACGGCTCATACGGCAGCTCCCTTGCGTAGCTCGGCGGCGAACCCTCTGAACATCGCTGCCGCAAATTTGTATCTGTTATCTGCGATAAACTCTTCCGATTCATACGCAGAATGCTCGAACTGAGCCGCTTTTTCTTCAAGACGGATTGCCAGCCTCTCACCGACTAGCGCCGCGTGCTTGCATCCTTCATTAGCGGCAGCAGTGGCAACAGCAAGGCGGGTAGTAAGTTCTTTCACCAGTTCTGAGTAGATGCCGATCTCTTTAATGCTGGCGGAATAGTTGCGGGCAATAGTGATCAGCTCGCTGGTGGATAAATCGTTCACTAGCATGATTCACCATCCGCATTCAGTTTTAAGGTGAGTTCTGCTACACAATCATTAGCAGCCTTTTTATATGCAACCGCTGCGCTACCGCTGTACTTGTTATCCACAGCATCTTCAAAATCAGCGATCGTTCCGAAGAAGCACCCGGCAGCTATACAGAACTCTTTCCCTGTCCATACGGCGAAGATTGTTCTGCTGCTGTAGCCGCAGTTATCGCGGAACGCGACGTTGCTGAATTGCTGCGGATCCAGATACAGACCTTCGCAATTGAAATTATCAGGCAGGGTAGTAATGCCGGTGCCACGCAGGTCGAGGGAGCCGACGACGCTCAGGTTGTCAGGCAGGGTAGTAATGCCGGTGCCTTCCAGGTCGAGGGAGCCGCCGACGCTCAGGTTGTCAGGCAGGGTAGTAATGCCGGTGCCACGCAGGTCGAGGGAGCCGACGACGCTCAGGTTGTCAGGCAGGGTAGTAATGCCGGTGCCTTCCAGGTCGAGGGAGCCGACGACGCTCAGGTTGTCAGGCAGGGTAGTAATGCCGGTGCCTTCCAGGTCGAGGGAGCCGCCGACGCTCAGGTTGTCAGGCAGGGTAGTAATGCCGGTGCCACGCAGGTCGAGGGAGCCGACGACGCTCAGGTTGTCAGGCAGGGTAGTAATGCCGGTGCCACGCAGGTCGAGGGAGCCGCCGACGCTCAGGTTGTCGCCATTAATGGTGAAGCCGATATTTTTTCTTTTTAAGATTTCGATTAACTGTGACATTTAATAGTTCTCCACTTATTTAATAAGAGCGCCACTGCACCGGCGCTGAATTTTGGTTGCACGAATCCCTTGCCCGGATGCAAATAAAAAGCTTTGGGTTCGCTATATTGGCGGCTGCACCCGCCGTGGGTAAGTTCTCCCCTGTGGTGTAAAAAGGGCGGTACCGCGGCAGAACATTATCTTCATTCCTCCGATGGGGTTGGAAGATCCGGGTACCGCCAAGACTACACACAGCATCACGATTACATCGGTGAACCCACAACCAGCGCCATCCAGAGAGTAAGCGACTCAAACACTGGCGGCGGGCTCACTGATGTACCCTGAAAAAGCTGGCGGTTACCGAGACATAACGGAAACACGGGCCGCCAGAACAAGGGATATAAGGCATTTCTTTTGCCTGTCTTTTCACCACTTCAGGCTCGGTGGTATTCTTGGTGTTCTCACACAACCAAGAAATTGAAAATATGGAAAATCCTTTATCTAAGCTCGCTTTAGACTCATGGTACAAAGTCGTCATTGTCGTTGGAGCCTTTGTTGTTCTGCTCAACGGAGCAGGTCTTCTTCCCAACTACCCGACTCGTGAAACGTTTATCATCGGCCTTGGTTGTGTACTTTTTGGTGTAGCGGAATGGATGAACCATCCGATGCACGAAGAAGAGATACCAGCTCGTTACGGCATGCCAGCACTTAAGCGCATTCATACTGGCTGGACTCCGTGTCTTATCGGCGTCATTCTCGATCTGTTTGGGATCGGACTGATTATTTACGGGCTCGTAAAACTCTTCTAAACAACAACCACACTTTGGGCATTTTGAGTAGAGCGGCTTCACTTTCCAGCCTGGAGGGAAAGAAGCCATCTTTCTGTTTTCGCTTGTGCTCATCCCGCCTACTCATCGTGTTCGCTGTTGATGGATAAATATTAGCTTACTTACATTTTCAGTCAAGAGGAAAATGTAAGCATTCTAACTTTATTTCTGACGGGTATAAAAAAGCCCGCAGTCTGCGGGCTGGGGTATGGGGGCTAGTGCAAATCAATAATTATTTGTTTAACTACGCCTATCAAATTTGTATTTTCATTTACCTCTATTGGCCTGAACGTTTGATTCAAAGGCATCAAGTAGGCATGTGGCGGGTCAAGCTGCAGCTTTTTTATCGTAGCTTCTCCGCTACCAATAGTTTGAGCTATAACTATTTTTCCATTCGCATCTGTCAGTTGCCCATACTCAGGCTCAACAACCACTATCGAACCCTCGGGTATGCTCATGTCGCCATTGGATGTCATGGAATCACCTTTCACCCTAAGGGCAAATGCTGATCCAGATAATTTTCTGGTTGTGCGAACCATTTCGTTGCTCGGGTCGCTGATCACTTCTGTCCAGTTTCCAGCCTGAACCCACGACAGCACAGGGACCTCAAGATTGGGAACTGAAATTCTAGATCCTCCAATCTCAATATCGCCGCGGCCGAAAATAAGCCAATCTGGTGAGCAGTTTAATTTGTGGCAGACTTGAATCAGGCTCTCCGCGGAAAGCTTGGTCGTATCGCTCTCCCACTGGGTTACAGCTGAGGCGGTAACACCAACGTATTCAGACAATGCTTTTTGCGTAAGCTTCATCTGCCTTCTTCTGAATTTAAGCCTGCTGCCAACGGTTTCCATAAACCCTCCGGATTACACGTTAGCAATCTTACATTTTATTGACGTAAGTATGCTGTCAATATAGGATGTAAGAATGCTAACTATATGAGGAGGTAATCCATGTTAAAAGCCAAAGTTATTGAATATTTCGGCGGTACTTCAAAAACAGCCATTGCACTTGGTGTGACGCATAGCGCTGTTTGCCAGTGGGGGGCTGTAATCCCCCAAAAGCAAGCCTTTGTGATTGAACGTATTGCAAAAGGGGCTCTGAAGTACGACGCGAAAATGTACCCAAAGTCTAACGAAACGGCAGCGTAACAGTAACCACAGAACCAAGGAGTTAGTCGTGGGTAATGAACACTGGCAAGTTGAAAAGCAGCCCGCGTGGCTGGTTGCCGCAATTAAAAAAACCATCTCCAGCTTACCTGGCGGTTACGCCGAGGCGGCAGAGTGGCTCGGGGTTACTGAGGATTCACTTTTCAATCGTCTGCGGACTGGCGGCGATCAAATATTCCCTATGGGCTGGGCGATGGTGCTGCAGCGCGCCAGCGGCACAAAGCATATCGCCGACGCGATCTCCCGTCAGTCCAACAGCGTCAATGTCCCGCTGGTGGATATAGAAGATGTCGACAATGGAGATATTAATCAGCGGCTTATGGAATCGGTTGAATGGATCGGAAAGCACTCGCAGTACATCCGCAAAGCCACTGCTGATGGGGTGATCGACGAGAAGGAACGCGCTCAGATTGAAGAGAACAGCTATCAGGTGATGGCGAAGTGGCAGGAGCATTTAACGCTGCTGTATCGGGTATTTTGTGCGCCAGAAAAAAGTGACGCCCGCGAGTGTGCAGCTCCGGGCGCCGTGGCGTGTCAATTCGTGGAGAACATTAACGCATGAACAGTTTAACGGTAAAAAACCGCTTACCGCAACTGCGGATGATCCCGGTCCCGGGAACACCACTGTTTCGGTATGAGCGGAGAATAGCAAACCGCTGGGTTGCGTGTAACCACAGTCGGGCCGTCGGCGTCGTGGGTGTCTACTACCGGAGGGCGAAAGCTTTATGCAAGAGCTTGACCGAAAGTACCGGGACTGGCGTGGATTCGTTGTCCACGTCATTGGCTACGACCGGAAAAAGCAGCAGGTCATTTTCATGCGAGAAGGCTATGAGCATGAGTGTATGCAGCCTGTTGAGCGGTTCCGCGAGAAATTCAGAAGGGTTGAAGAATGAGCACTAAGTTAAGCAGCTACGTGTGGGACGGCTGCGCGGCATCGGGCATGAAGCTTTCCAGCGTGGCGATAATGGCGCGCCTGGCAGATTTCAGCAGCGATGAGGGCGTGTGCTGGCCTTCCATCGAAACCATTGCCCGCCAGCTTGGTGCGGGTCCCAGCACGGTAAGAACCGCTATTGCCAGGCTTGAAACGGATGGTTGGCTTACCCGCACCGCGCGCCGTAAGGGCAACCGTAACGCGTCAAACGTCTACCGTCTGAATGTCGCAAAACTCCAGGCTGCGGCGTTTTCTCACCTGCCAGTTCCTGATGCGTCAGAATCTGATGGGTCAAAATCTGACGCATCAAATTTTGACGGGTCAGAATCGAGCAGTAAACCGGGTTTTCACCCTCCAGAATCTGGCGGGGATCCGTCAGTAACTTCAAAACAAGATCCATCAGAACTAAAAGACTCTCGTCAGCCTGCTGCGCAGTCCGACCGTGAAGTTGAAATCACTGATCTGGCTAAACAGGTTCTTTCCCACCTGAACACCATTACCGGCTCGCGCTACCAGGTCAGCAAGTCCTCTCTGGAAAACATCCGTGCCCGCCTTGGCGAAGATTTCTCAGTGGAAGATCTGCAGCTGGTTGTGGACTACAGCCAGGCGAAGTGGGGCAACGATATCAAGATGGCCGAGTACCTGCGCCCGGCAACGCTTTTCCAGAACTCAAAATTCCCGGGTTATCTGCAGTCCGCTACCAAATGGCACGCTGCCGGCCGCCCAGAGAACGTCAACGGCCAGTGGGTCAAGCCAGGCGAAATGCCGGCGGGTGATACTACCGAGCGTGACGCGGCATACCGGCGTTACATGAGCGGCACCATTTCTCAGACGAAACCGAGCGAGCTTGAGCAGCGGGTATGCAAGGCGGCCAGCGCTGCGAACCTGCGCAAGCAGCGCCCTGAATTTGCCATCAGCCGCTGGAACGCAATCTGGAAAGAGCAGGCGCAGCGCGGTAACCAGGGGGCAGCAGCATGATCAAGGGCATAACAGCAGCAATCCTGTGGTATCTCGATCGCAACCCTGGCGCAAGCTCAACAGCTATCTGCCATGCATATCCTGAGCACCGCCATTCCGTTACATCCGCATTGGTTCGCCTGACCAATAACGGGCAAATCATTCGCGAGAAAGACAGCATGTACCGCTACCGCGTGGCGCCGGGAGTGGAAGTTCCTGAATGCGTTGAGCTCGAAAGCGTACCAGTCAGTCCGCATAAATCGGGGCGGCAGGCGGCTATCAATAAGGCTAAAGAGCTTGAGAAGAAGGGCCTCTATTATCGCGCAGCTACGCAATGGCAAAGGGCATGGGACTTAACCGGCAACATGACCGATCGCAGCGAGATAACGAAGCGCATCAAGCGTTGTCACGATAAAGCCTTTCATCCGGCGCGCACCAGCTATTCCGGGATTGCTATCGCGAGGTACGTGGGATGAGAGAGAAATTCAAACTCATTTACGCGGATCCGCCGTGGACGTACCGGGACAAAGCTGCCGATGGCAGCCGCGGTGCCGGGTTCAAATACGACACCATGACGCTACTGGATATTTGCCGCTTACCCGTCTGGGAACTCGCTGATCCTGACTCCTGCCTGCTGGCTATGTGGTGGGTACCAACGCAACCCGCGGAAGCGCTGGAAGTCGTCCGGGCGTGGGGCTTCCGCTTCATGACCATGAAGGGCTTCACCTGGCATAAGACAAACAGGAAGAAGGGCAACAGTGCGATCGGCATGGGCCACATGACCCGGGCTAATAGCGAAGACTGTCTCTTCGCCGTGCGCGGCAGACTGCCGGAACGCCTGGACGCTTCTATCTGCCAGCACATCACGGCACCACGGATGGAGCACAGCGCTAAGCCGCCGGAAATCCGTGATCTACTTGTCCGGCTTGTGGGTGATGTCCCGCGCGCGGAACTCTTTGCCCGTCAGCAGGCGGAAGGCTGGCATGCGTGGGGCAATCAGTGTGAAAACTCATTCGATCTAAAACCGGGAGGTGTGGTGTGAACGGTTTAACCGAACGTCAGCAGCAGGTTCTGCAGGTGCTGGTGCAGTTTCAGAACAACAACGGCTATCCGCCAACATCTCAGGAAATATCCCATTTGATGGGAATGAGTTCGCCAAACGCGGCGGCTGAGCACCTGAAAGCGCTGGAGAAAAAAGGCGTTATCTCAATCACGAAATATAAAGCCCGTGGTATTCAGATCGTCGGTGTCCCAACCCCGGCCCAGCAACGCGACGAAGTGCTTACTGCCCTGCGTGATTTGCTTTCCTGCAATGTCGGATCTGCAGAGCGTGCGGCAGTGTTGTTAAATCGATACGAAAGTACAGGGGACCAGCCATGAAGTTAACCCTGCCATTCCCGCCCAGCGTAAATAGTTACTGGCGCGCCCCGAACAAGGGGCCGCTGGCCGGGCGCCATCTCATAAGCGCTGAGGGTCGCAAGTTCCGCAGTGAAGCCGCATCCGCTGTGATTGAGCAGCTACGCCGTATCCCTAAGCCAATGAACGGTGAGTTATCAGTGAACGTGGTGTTATTCCCGCCGACGAAACACCGCCGTGATCTTGATAACTATCTCAAAGCGCTGTTTGATGCGCTGACGCATTCAAACGTCTGGGAGGACGACAGCCAGATTAAACACATGGAAGTGACCTGGGGACCATTAACAAAGAATGGAAGCACAGAAGTAACGATCCGGGAATTTATCAAAGAGACCGAAACGGGTGCAGCCGCCGGTCAGTGAAAAGTGGAGAACGTATGCAACAGCCAATCAGCATTACCCCGTTTTGTCCTAAGCATCATCTGATGGCTACCGGACCAACTATGTCCAGCCGGGAAATAGCCGCGCTGGTCAAAAGCAAACATGGAGATGTAAAACGCTCAGCTGAGCGCCTCGTTGCTGTCGGTGTTTTAACCGCGCCGTTGGCGCAGTTCGATTTTGAGCACAACGGCAACACATACCAGGAGTATCGGTTCAATAAACGTGACTCGTTAGTGTTAGTGGCACGTCTATCTCCCGAATTCACCGCCGCCGTAGTGGACCGCTGGCAGGAACTGGAGCAGGGCGGTGCTGTACCGCAAACTTTGCCAGAAGCGTTGCGCCTGGCCGCCGATCTGGCTGAGCAAAAACAGCAACTGGAAAACGAATTGCTCATTGCCGCGCCGAAAGTAGAGTTTGTCGATCATTACGTAGAGTCCGGCGGCGCGCTGGGCTTCCGCCAGCTTGCGAAGCTGCTAAAAGCCAAAGAGCATGAACTCCGCGCTTTCCTTGAAAGCAATAAAATCATGTACCGGCTTGCTGGCGTACTGATGCCCTATGCCCAGCACATTGAGGCCGGGCGCTTTACGGTGAAAACCGGCACCAGTGAAGTTAGCAACCACGCTTTCACCCAGGCTCGCTTTACTCCCAAAGGCGTTAAGTGGATCGCGGGGTTGTGGGCCGAACATCAGCAACAGGGTGGGGTAGTATGAGGGCATTACTGAAACCTGTTGTTGTGCCCGAACTGGGGATGGTGATGTTACGCCCCGGTACTGATCTGCTGCCGCTGTTCTATGACCGCGTGCTTATCGATCGTGCGCCTGATTATATGACCAGTCTTGCATCCGGGGAACTGCCGCCGGCCCGCCAGTCGCTAACTGATGATGAGGCGCTTTCCGGCTTCTTCGATAACGAGAAAGTTGTAAGCGCTGCTGGTGGAATCAATACGCTTGAATCATGGCTTATGCGCCAGCCTGCTGGCTGTCAGTGGCCGCACACTGATTACCACCATCACGAACTTAAGACAGCCCGTCTTCACAATGGCGCATTAAAACTATGCTGGCACTGCGATACAAGGCTGGATGGACACTATACAGAACAGCTTGTTGGCATGGTCCGGGCGAATGTTGCAGCCTGGATTATCGATACCGCGCGTACCTCGTTTGGATTTGATGAAAGCCACGTGCTGACATTACCCGAGCTGTGCTGGTGGGCAACGAAGCTTGATGTCGTTGACGCGCTGCCGGAAGGCATGGCCCGCCGCGCGCTGAGAATGCCGCCTGTTATCGTTCGTTCTGTGACGCGTGAGTGTGACGCCACGCCGGAATTACCGGCCACCAGCATCGTGCAGGAGAAGGCAAAGAAGGTGCTGGCGCTTAATGTTGACCCTGAAACGCCGGAATCCTTCATGCTCAGGCCGAAGCGCCGCCGCTGGACCAACGAGAAATATACTCGCTGGGTCAAGCAGCAGCCCTGCGCATGCTGCAACCAGCAGGCAGATGATCCCCATCATATAACCGGGCTCGGCCTGGGCGGGATGGCGACCAAAGCGCATGACTTATTCGTGATCCCGCTGTGCAGAGCGCATCACGACGAGTTACACGCGGACACCGCAGCATTTGAAAATAAATACGGCACGCAGCCCGAGCTGCTGCTGAAGACATTAGATCGCGCCCTTGCTATCAGCGTACTGGCGTAAGTGGAGTGGAGACCGCTATGAATAATCAATACCTGCAATTTATCCGTGAAGAGTTAATGATTGCCACGGCAGACCTGAGCGGCAGAACGAAGGGGCAGCTTGTGGCCTTTGCAGAGAACGGCATGGCGAACACGGACCGGCTTAAGCGTAAACGCCGAACAATGCTGGATGAGGTTACGGGGAAGGTCATCACTATTTACGGCGATCCGGTACCGGGCACACAGACGCGGGGTAAGGGTACATCGAAAGCGCTTATTGAGCCGGTACAGTTCTGCACTGCATCGTGGCGCCGCGCGCTGGCAACGCTCGTTAAGCACGAGCACGCCTGGCTGTCATGGTGCTATGCAGGCGATCTGACGTTTACTCATCAGGTGGCGATTACCGAGTGGGCGTGGGCTGAGTTCAAAACTGGGCTGCGCGGTAAGAGAGTGGCAGGTAAAACCATGCAACGGTTGCAGGCGCTTGTCTGGCTGGCCGCGCAGGATGTAAAGAACGAGCTGGCGGGCCGGGATGTTTATCAGTATGCGGATCTGGCGGCGCTGGTAGGCATTAGTAAGTCCACTTGGTCAGAATGCTATGCAGATAACTGGCGCATCATGACACAGCTATTTTTGCGTCTGGATTGCAGCGCCCTTTGCTCTACAGCGAGAACACGATCACAACAAAAGGCGACAAACTTGCAGCCAAGTATTGCAAAACCGAACTAAATACGCCATATTTAAGCCTAATTTGATATGTTGTCAAAATTGTAATTAACCCGCCCTGTGCGGGTTTTTGCGTTTAATTACTATAAATTTACTTTTTTAAGCCGATAATAATCCAACACCAGAGATGACGGATTAAATTTAAGATGCTTGAAATGTTAAGTGCCTGGATTACTGCGAATCCCGAAAAATCGATTCCCGTAATTTCAGCAGCTCTTGCTCTATTTCTCGGGGGGATGTGGACTGTAATGACATTTTTCCAAAAAATTAAAGCGGAAAAAGAACAGAAAAACTTTGATAGATATCGATTACTAAGCAAAGAAATAACAGTGGGAAAGGATGGAGATCAGACGCCGTATATTCCTTTTCAGCTTGACGCAATTTTTGAGCTTCGTTCTTTCAGAAAGTATTACCCGCGCTCCCTATGGATGCTTAAACATCTTCGAGAAAGGTGGTTAGTTGCTCCAAATTATACGGAGTCTCATGTCAGGGAGTTGGAAGAAACTATATCCTATATTGCTCATCGGAAGACCATAATCGGCGTGGTTATCTTCAACGCAGCCAAGTTGTTCTGGTGGTTTGATAAGAAGCAAACAGTTATCAATAAGTGAAAGTTTGAGGCCATTCCACTTGGTGGGCTATTTGCAATTAGTCCCTTTGTCTTCAAAGGCATAAGTGATAATCAATTCAAGCAAGGTCAGCCATAGAGCTGGCCTTTTCCATATTTAGCGCCCACCAAACAGCTAACCACTTACCCTCTTAACGCAACCTGGTGGTGGCTGTCGACTTCACTAGCAAAATGATGTCGACGGTGTGCTGGTGGCAGGCGTTGTTGCGCTGCTGTGGCCATTAATCAAAAAGCCAGAATAGCTCTGTCCAAAAGGCATCTGTGGGTGCCTTTGATAAAGAGTTATAAACGCGAGCTGTTTATCCTACCTGCTCAATTCTCCTTTCAGGCTTTGCATTTTCTCCAGCACTTCATCCGGGTTGGTGATAATAAAACTGGCCGGGAAAAATACCGTCCCGTCGGATGGGTGTTCATCATGCCAGTGCTTTGTATCAGCGACAGAGTGCGCCTCCTGGTAACTGGCGTAGGCATCTCTGATCGCCTTCCTTCTGCAAGCAGGTGCATAAGGTAGTAACTGGTAAAAATCAGTATCGCTGATGAGTCTGTACGGGTAAGAACCTCCCTGTATGGCCTCAATCTCGCTGAGTAGTTTCCCCAGCATTGGCGCTGATTGCTTCCTGAATTCTGCCTTACGCGACGAGTGGTTACTGATTAGTGACGGAACAAACAGTCCGGCCAGGGTAAGCAGCACTCCAATTACCGTGATAATTTCCATGAGGTATTTCCATGCCTGATTATGTTTATTCAGTTTTACCCGTATTGGGATTCGGATTTTCTTGTTTTGGTCTGGGCTACATCATCGGCTTCGTGCGCGGACGAGACTGAAGAAGAATAAATCCGCCTGACCGGGTGGTGAACCCTGATATTTTTACAGTGTTATTTTTCTGGCTGCCAATCGGCGGCCTTTTTTATTCCCTAAATCCACACAGCACCAACGGTAAGGCCGGAGGTGATCATGAGTATCAACCATATGAGCAAATTAGCATCTGGCGCAGCATACGGCGCGTCAGCCGGTACTGTTGCCAACGGATTGCTGACGAGGCTCAGTCCTGACGAATGGAGCGCCAT